CGCTGCCATTTCTGTTGCCCTGTGTTTCGCCTACAGTGTGGATCTCATGGCCCAGGTCGGCCTGCATGGTCCCGCTTTCGTCGGCTATATCGCAACCGGCCTCCTTATTGGTCGTGGTTCCAACTACGTCCACGACTTTATCTCGCGATGGCTCACACCACCATCGCTGTAACTCGCCAACTACTCGCTCGGCAGGGGTCTGCCTCCCCCCTACTGAGCGCTATTGCACACTCCTTTCTCTCTGTGGTCGGGAGGGGGCTTCGGGGGATGCCCCCTCCCCTCTGCCAGCATCATCCTAAGCAGGCATAACAGGAAAGCATTATATGACCCACCAGTCCGAGCGACGAACCAAAAAAGCCCAGCGCATTCAAAGGCGCGCAGATGTTTGGGATCTCCGCTGTAAAGGCTGGACTCAAGCTCGTATTGCGGCTGAACTGGGGGTCAATCAATCCACTATCTGCCGGGATCTGGAAATCGCCTCTAAGCACGCTCTTGCAAACCTGGATGCTATTGTCGAAGAGGTCAAGCGTGAACAAGTTTTTCAGCTTGAGCGCATTGTTGACGAATCCCTGCAAGGCTGGGAAGAGAGCAAGAAAAAGTCCCGCTCGGTGAGCAAGACTGTCCGCACCAAGCTCAGTGGCATTGATACACAAGAGGAGACGACGACAACTAAAGTCGCGGACCGCGGCGGGGACGTGCGCTATCTCACCACTGCCATGAATGCCTTGGCAGACATCCGCAAAATCCTAGGCGCGGATGCTCCTATTGAGGTGGACATTGACATCGAGGACATAGATGGAGCCATCGCCAGAGAACTGGAAAGATTGGCCAGTCAACAAGAAGATTCTGCTTCTCAATCGACTGAGAGAACAGAATGAGTCCGCGAGCACAAAGTTCGTCGCGTTCCAGAAGCGATACAAACACGACCCAGAAGGCTTTGTTAGTGACTGTATCACTTTCCATAGGAGCCAGGGACCGACTGACTATCAGCGGGATATCTTGCGCCGGCTTATGGCTCATCATCGAGTTGCAGTTCGTGGCCCCCACGGGTTGGGAAAAAGCTGCCTCGCTTCCTGGGTTGTCCTGTGGGCAGTCCTTACGGAAGATGATTGCAAGGTTCCCACTACGGCTTCGGCGTGGCGTCAACTTACCAAATTCCTCTGGCCAGAGGTCCACAAGTGGGCGGCCCGCCTACGCTGGGACATCATCGGACGGCCACCGTTCAATTATCGCGAGCTGCTTTCCATGTCCATCAAGCGCGGCGACACCTGTGAAGCATTTGCCTCCGCATCGGACAGACCGGAAGCCATCGAGGGTGCCCATGCTCGCCGGGTGGTCTATATCTACGATGAGGCCAAGGCTATCGCTGATGAAACTTTTGACGCCACGGAAGGCGCATTCTCTGGAGCAGGCGCTGATACAGACCGGGAAGCCTATGCCCTCGCCATTTCGACGCCAGGCGAGCCGCGTGGGCGCTTTTACGAAATCCATACCCGCAAGCCAGGCTATGAGGATTGGAACGTCCGGCATGTCACAATCGAAGAGGCCATCGCAGCTAACCGTATCTCTGTGGACTGGGTTCAACAGCGCGCGCGGCAGTGGGGCGAAAACTCAGCCGTCTACCAAAACCGTGTCCTGGGTGAGTTTGCTACCTCCGATGAAAGCTCTATTATCCCGCTGGCCTGGGTTGAAGCGGCTATCGAGCGCTGGAAGGTGTGGGCTGATGAAGGATTCTCCGGCCAGTTTACCGGTGTGGGCATTGACGTAGGTGGGGGTGAGGAAGGCTCGGACAAGACCGTGTTTGCTCTCTGCTACGATTACACGAAAATCAAGGAGCTGCGTCGTTATCCCTGTGTGGACCCGATGACATCCACGATGGAAGTTGTCGGCCATGCTGCTGGCCTGATTCGCCGGACCAGGGCAACGGCGATGGTAGACGCGATTGGTATCGGGGCAGGCGTCTACCATCGCTTGGTAGAGCAGGACCTTCCCGCTAAAGCGTTTGTCGCGTCTCATGGGACCAAGTACACTGACCAGAGCGGCGAGCTTGGATTTACCAACTGGCGAGCGGCTGCCTGGTGGATTACCCGCGAAATGCTAGAGCCTGGTTCGTCTCTCAATATCTGCCTGCCCGATGACGATGAACTGATCGGGGATTTGACAGCGCCGAAGCTCAAGCGCATCACGTCTGGCTCCAAGCTCCAGGTGGAGGGCAAAGATGAGATCCACAAGCGCCTCGGGCGGTCTACGGATAGTGGGGATGCGGTGGTTCAGATTCTGGTAGGACCGTATTTGTGCAAAGAGTCTGACGAACATTCCGAAGTCATCTATCAGCCGACACCGATTGGAGTACAGTGGTGATGCTATGAATATCATTCCCCGGCTCATGGTTCAGATGCTCCTTGCGTTTTCGGGTGTCCTCATTATTGCCCTGGCTCTGGGGCTCATTTTCATCTTTGGCTACGAGCCAGGCCGCCTCTTTATGGTGCTGGCGGGTTCCCTGATTTTCATCCTGTCCGCGAGGCTTGAGCTATGAACCCAATCCCCGCCACTCTCCGTGTGGGCCTTCCCGCCGACGATGTGCTAAAGACCACCGGCTATTCTGCACTCGACGCGGTTGCACGTCCAACCAAACTCGGACAAGAGCCCTACGGCCTACTTGTCCGTTGGCACTATGCCGAGTGCGACATCGATTTCCATTTCCGCGACGGCTGCTACCGCATCTCTGCCGTCCACTCAAAGGAGGCTGCCGGATGACGGCCATGACCAAAGCGCCATACCCCGAAAATCTGAAACCCGCCTATACCCTCCCCGGTGGCCTTCAGGGTGATTTCGAGCGGGGAGCCACCTTTACCTATCGCAGTTCCTTGCGTGCATTATCTGCCCGTCTTACCTACATTGACGGACGGCTGATCAGCATTGACTACATAAAGGAGGCCCCTGATGCCACCACTGCTTGACCGCCTGCGCCGCTCCTTGGCGGGCTCCCAACTCGCTACCCTGGAATCCCAAGTCACCGACCTGCAAGGCATCGCCGCCCGACTGGCCGAAGCCTACACCGCGGGGAGTTACGAGCTCCCCCCGTACTGAGCTTGTTCGCCAACTGCGCGAGTACGATACTTCCCTCATCTCCGACCTGGTGGACCAGATGGGATGGGAGGCCGTGTCCGGCTACGGCGGCTACTCGGAGGGCGAGCGCCAGCGGGCCGTTGCTGACTCTACTCGCATGGCGAAATATTCTACTCTTGCCAAGTGGACCATCAACCTCTGGACCTTTTACGGCCTGTCCTCCAACGTAGACATCGTGCCCGATGACGACTCCCGCGACGCCGAGGATTCTCATTCGGCCCAATCTGTCTGGACCGAGTTCTGGGACGCCGACCGCAATCAGGCCATCATCGCCAAGGACCGCCTGGACGAACTCTCCCGCTGGCTCCTCATCAAGGGCGAGCGGTTCTTTGCGTTCTATTCGTCCCAGATGGACGGCGAGACAACTATTCGCTCCATCCGGCCCGAAGAAGTCACCGAAATTTACACGAACCCAGACGACTCCTCCGACATCTGGTTCTACAAGCGCCAGTGGACCGATGCCGCTGGCAAATCCCAAACCCTGGTCTACCCCGACTGGGAAATCTTTTTCAGCGACAAGCTGGCCCAATATTGGACCCTCACTCAGTCCACCTACTCTACCGCTCGCGGTCTGGACCTGGCTTCCAAGCCCCAAACGGATGTATGCCTTTTGTTCGTGCCCTTTACCCAACTGGATGAAGATTCCGTCCGTGGCTGGCCCCTGCTGGCTCCTCATGGCACGGCATGGCTCCGCGCCCAGCGCGACTTTATGCAGGACCGAGCCGCCGTGACCCGCTCAGTAGCGGCATTCGTCCGTCGCTACAAGGTGTCCGGCGGCACCCGCGCCGTGGATTCCATCCGCTCTACCCTAATGTCTGCCCTACAGTCCGGTTCCACCACCGAATCCAACTACCCGCCCATCGCAGGCAGCAGCGAAATCCTGAAACCGCGCCATCGATGCCCAAGACCTGCCCCGTCCAAACTGGGGCTATCGATGCCAAGACTGACTCAGAAATGTTTGCTTGGTTTGCCCTATTGGCTGGGGGCATATACCCCCACTATGGTGGGCAAGGCGACGCATTTCGTTTAGCTACTGCGTGTTATAGTGCAGATACAATGTATTTATCCGAATTTGGTTGGAGGCACTGGTTTGATTATAGGGAAGGGGAGCGGATTGCAACTTATGACAGCGCCACTGGTAACCATTCATTATGTTGCCCCGACTCGCTTGCACATCTATCCCTATGAAGGGAAGATGATTCGCATCAAGGCGCGAAGCATTGATGCTCTGGTAACGCCAAACCACCGGATGTTAGCAATTAACGAAAATTGGAGAACCTATAAGGAAGAGTATCGCCGAACAGAATTTGAGGTCATTCTTGCAGAAAATCTTCCTAGTGATTTTTCTTTGCCCACTAAGGCATTTCTCAGCGAGCAACCTGAGATCAAAACATTTATGTTGCCGGGTCATCAAGCCAATGCGGGGACAACTGGTATTTCTTTTCCCGACAGATTTATTCCTATGGATGATTGGCTTGAGTTTATTGGTTGGTATGTTTCAGACGGGAGTCTGAGCCGGACCAGGGGGGGTGGGATGCAATTGCGTCTCCACCAGAAGAAACAGCAGGGGGTAAAGCAAATTGATGATCTAGTGGCTCGCTTGCCCTTCAAATTCACACGTTCTCTGGACAAGACTACTGAGGGAATTTCGTGGTCAAGTTATGATCGCGCTCTGTACACGTGGGTCAAGAGCAATTGTGGTAAGGGCGCACAGAATAAACATTTGCCATCCTTTGCCCTTCGGCTAAATGCACGGCAAAGCAAGATTTTGCTGGATGCTGTGTGGGCAGGCGATGGGCACTTATACAACCCCGAAGCCCAAGATCATGCCATAGGCAAGTTGTCTAGTACATCTCAAGAACTTTTAGATCAATGCCAAATTCTTTTGCTACATACAGGTAGCTGGGCCAGCCAGTATTGGCGTCAAAGAACTCGCAAGAAATCGACTTTGCCAGAAGGGGCTCTCAACTGGAGTGATTACGACAAGAAACTTCTCTTTCGATATCGCAATGTTACTGAGGTAGATTATCAGGGTCTTGTCTGGTGCTTCGAAGCGCCACCTTACGGGATGTTCATCACGCGCCGGAACGGTTGCCCTCTCATTGCTGGCAATACCGCGATGGAAAAGCCGATGCAACTCCAGTTCTCCCTCTACCGCAACCAGCTTGGAGCAATCTTCCGTAAGATTGTGCGAATCGTGCTCCAGTTCCACGAGCGGTACAACAAGCAAGTTAAGTACGACACTTACACCGCGTCCATCTCCTTGGATCGCCTGGTCGAAGTGGACCTGCCTGTCATCTCCTCTGCTCTGACCCAGATCAATGACTCCATCATTCAACCGCTCATCGAATCCAACTCCCTCACCCAGGAAGCACGCAACACCATCCTGGCTTCTATGCTGCGCCTGGTATTCCAGACGCTGGGCATGGAGGACGCCTCGGAGATTGTCAACGAATCCATTTTCACCGAGCCGAAGGAGCAGATCATGCCTGAGCTTGAAGCGCTGGAAGAGCCTGTAGAATCCACTCAAGAAGAGGCTGCCATACCTCCTACTGAGGAGCCCACCATCACCGATGAGGACATTGAGAACTGGCTGGCCTGGGTAGAGAAGCTAGACCCGGACCTTATGGCGTTGGTTCTGGCTGACGAGGAGGAAATGCGGGAGGGTGATAGGAACCTCGTAGACATTCTCCCTATTGAGGAAACGAACTAATCCACATGGCTAGCCTAAACCTACTCCGCAATCTCCGTGACCGCATCGGCACCGCCGCCACCTGGCTAGGCGACCGGTTCAAGTCGGTATCCGGCAAGCTCCTTGGGCGCAAAGAAACGGCCTCCTTGGTCGGGCGCACGGTGGACATGGCAACCGCTGCCCACCTGGCCCCACTGGCCGAACGGGTTGCCTCCGGTTCCATCACGGTAGACGTTTGGCTCACAGCAATGCGGACCGAGGTCAAGAACCTGTACCTCACTCAGTACATTGTGGCACGTGGCGGCTTGGGCCAGATGACCTTTGCCGATTGGGGACGCCTGGGCGCTATGCTCAAAGACCAGTACGGGTATCTGGACGGGTTCGCGGAATATATCAAGGCCAATAATCCCAGCGCTGCTTATATCGCGATGCGTGCCCGACTCTACGCTGATGCTTCTCACGAGGCGTTTGAGCGCGCCAGAACGCTGATAGCCTTGGAGAAAGGCGCTGATGAAATCTCCTGGCACATTGACCCCGCCGCTGAAAACTGTTCCGATTGCGTAGACTGGGAAGCGATGGGATGGCAATCTATCGGCCCTCGTGGTGGGTTTCCGTCTCCCAAGGGCGAAGCCTGGCCCGGTTCTGGTTTGAGCAAGTGTTTGGTTCGGTGTCGCTGTTCCACAACTTACCGCAACTCCAAGACGGGTGAGGAATGGTCTGAAGGGGGCTACGCCCCCNTNCACCCCCNNGTATTCGAAGAAGGCGGCCCCGGCTCTGGCTGGTTTGCACCGCCCAAGGGGACACACGGGGCGGGGAAGTCAGGGGGGNNGTTTATCTCAAGGCATCGGAGATAGAGGAGGGGGAGGCTGGGTCGGCTCCAGAAGGGGATTATGACCCATTTGATGCAAAAATGCTCGATGAGTTTATCGGCAAGGGCAGCGAGGTTGAAACCAGGGTTGCTGCTGTGAACGGTATCCAAAAAGAAGGTGGTCCAGAAAACTACGTATCAGATGATATAATATCTCAGTGGAATTCGGCATCGTCTTATGCGCCTGATAGTCTAGCACTCCAGCAAGATGCTGCTGACGCCTTCGGAGTCAAGTTGCCGGAGTATGTAAAGTATCGTCTCAATGATGCAGGCGGTCCGGCGACATCGGCAGAGCAACGGATGTCATTCCTTAATGGTACCTACTTATATACACAGGGCCTGTTCAAGGAACATGGATTTAATTCAAGTGATACGATCCGTTTGCAACGAGGTGTCCATATTTCAGAGCAAGATCTGGGGGATATAGGGCGAGGCGGGACAATCAAATTAATGACGAATCCTTTATCTAGCTGGACGGCTGACTTAAGTGGACGTACTAGTGCTATATTTGCTAGAAGTCCAGGGGCTGGTTTCCGTGGAGTTATCGTGGAAATGGCGATTCCGGTTTCATCGATCATAAGTACTTGCAGGACCGGACTGGGGTCGTTATCAGCCAAGGAATTCGTTGTTCTGGGTGGTGAGAACATTGACCATGTAGCTAGAATCGTAGAGGTGTATTGATGGTTATTTACGATTGATGAGCCTAATAATAGCTAATTGNNTTCGAGGGNTNAGTAAACAATACTAATAAGGAGACTGTGTCTGTACTGACCCGTTCACGTCTGACAAAGCAAAAACATCATCGCTGAAAAAGCAAGGNNAAAACCCCATGACCCCTATCTACTGGCACGACTGCGATGGGCAAATTGGTCGCCTTCTCACCGTTACCACAGCCATGCCCACCAACGGCGACGACCCGACAACCTATTGGTCACTGGGCCTACTCAAAGGGCCGCCGCTTCTCATTCACTATTGCCCGATATGCGGGCTGAAGCTCCCGACGCCCACGACACCGCCGACGTTTGTTGACCAGGCTCAGGTGGTCTTGCCACGGGGGAAGATGGGGCCGCTACCTGTGGCTGAGGAGTCAGAGGGAAAGGGCGGCTAGTGAGGTTTGCTAGAGGTTCTACCGAGGCGCGTAGTAGGGGTAGGCTATCCCCCATACTGAGCGATTAGCTAGGAGGTTTCGAATGCACCGCACACGAGCCTGGCGACGGCATCATATCAAGCGGCTGAAACGGAAAAGGTGTACCTATATGGAAGAGCCAGTATGGCGAAATCCCTGGGATATAGCTTATGACAAGGGTCCTAGTGATTTCCCATACGTAATCGGTCCCAGTGATGCAAAAGAGCTTGCCTCTTCGCGGTGGGACGATGCGGGGGTGTCAAGTGGGAGCAGCTATCGGTGTAGTGCTTGGGGGGCTAGGTGGTGTAAAGAGTGGGACGTTATGACGGCAACAGATGGCTTTTCTAATCATGCGCATGCCGAGCCAGGGGACAATGCCTAACTCCTTCCGGCCCATCATCCGCGACAATCACATCATCGCCGGTGGCGTCCGCCTGGCCGAACTTGACGCCCAGGGCCGTCTCATTTTTGAGGACCGCTACCGCAACCGCTGCTTGGCACGCGGTACGCCCTCCGTTCCCGTGGATCTCCTGGAACTTCTTCAACTCCTCGTTGACCACTATCGCATCGAGCCACCACCCGCATTCTAGCCTTGACAGGATTCTCATTCCGTGCTATACTGTACCCAGTTGAATAGGGGGTCCTGTCTCAGCAGTAGGTTGATCTGGGGAATCAGGGTCCAGGCCCCCGAAGCTGCGCCGATTGCGCCTGAGAATGGCAGACCATTGCACGTCTGCCGCTCAGGCTTTTTAGTTTGCATGGAGGTAGTTATGCCTGGTGCAATTCCAATTTTTCAATCTCAT